CAGTATAAACAAAATCGTAAGAAGGCTAGAGAGAATGACTCAAAAGATTGGGATAATATCTTTGGTGTTCTGAATAAGATTAAGGCAGAGTTCAAAGAGTATCTACCATACAAATACCTAGAGGTATATGGTGCAGAGGCTGATGATATTATTGGTACACTATGTAAACAAGAGAGTGAACCAACTATGATTGTATCTGGTGATAAAGATTTCATACAGTTACACAAATATAAGAATGTAAGACAATACAGTCCTATCCTAAAGAAACATGTAAATGGACATAATCCAGACACCTATATAAGAACACACATACTAAAAGGTGATTCTAGTGATGGCGTGCCTAATGTATTATCACCAGATATTACATTTACAGAAGGATTACGTCAAAGACCTTTAGGAAAGAAAAAGATAGAAACTTGGTTAGAATCTATGGATAGCATGCCAGAGGAAACCAAGAGAAACTATCAGAGAAATGAGAAGTTAATCAACCTAGATAAAATACCACAAGAACTAGAAGAACAGATTTTATCTGAGATAGATGGAGCTCCTCATGGAGATAGAAGTAAACTACTTAATTATTTTATAGATAATAAACTAAAAGAATTAACTGAATCGATAGGAGATTTTTAAAATGGCAGGTGACACATTATTATTTTCAGAGATACTTGATAAAGTACACAAAGCAAAGACAAAAGGACAAAAGATAAACATACTAAGAGAACACAATACAGAGGCTCTTCGTATGATAATCAAAGCATCTTTTGACCCAAAGATTGAATGGGTATTACCAGAAGGTAATGTTCCATTTAAAAGGAATGATGCTCCAGAAGGAACAGAACATTCCACTCTAGCATATGAAGCTAGAAAACTATGGCACTTCATTAAGGGTGCTGATAACGCAACTGTACAGTTTAAGAAAGAACAAATGTTTATACAGATGTTGGAAGGTTTACACGAAAGTGAAGCAGACCTACTTGTTGCAGCTAAAGACAAAAGATTGCACCAAGTATATAAAGGCCTTTCAGAACCAGTAGTAATAGAAGCATTTGGTTGGACTGAAAATTTTACAGTTCCAGAAGCGCCAGTTTATCCACAGGCAAGTCGGTCTGCGAGTGGTATAGCTGAATAGGAGAATACATGCCTGAAATATTTCATGTGGCAATATTACTCATATGTTTTAATGGCAACTGCACAAGTTTTGAAAGTGTGCCTTTCATACAAGAGACAAGTCAAGAACAATGTCAAAATATGTTAAGATGGACTTTTGAAACTCAAGCAGGGCCTTATTATGATGAAAGAATAGATTTTGAAAGGGATAAGCCAGAGGACATAGATATCGTATACGCTGGGTGTGACCAGACAGGAAGAACACCAGATAATTCTAATCAATGGAGAATTATTGAGGATATAAACCCAGACTTGTATAGACCTTCAAACCCAGATGATACACGCTGGCAACAAGGTAATAGCCCACTAACTGATATGCCACCAGAAGACCCAAATAAGTGGGATTTAACAAAGTAAAATTTATTAAGATTTTATGAATATTCTGTTTACAGTATTTGTTTTCAATAAATACTACAGAATATTTTATTCTATAAGGGAGAAAATAAATGAAATTATTCATAACACTTCTAGCAACATTATTTTTATTTACTGCTTGCAAAGAAAAAGAAGCTGAGGCTACTGACAGTAATTGGACTAAATCAGAGCATAACTATAAAATACAAAATGGTAATATGGGACTTGATATAAGAACTTATTATCGTTCTGATTATATGCATATTGAACCTTCATACAAACTTGATAAAAAGTGGTATGACGTTACAGCAGCTGTTAGAGTAGCTGAAGAAGATGGTGCAAGAGAGTATCGTCCTAATTTAACTCACACTCTAATTAAATGGAGTCCAGAGGATACAACCAACGAAGATGGTTCAGTATCTAAATCTAACACTAAGTTTTCGTTAGGACATAAAGTTGAGTTTAGAAATTATGAAAATGAGTCAACTGACGACAATTGGCGTTATCGTTTAATCGGTAATGTTTCAATCGGTTTAGGTGACAAACTAAGTGTTTGGGGTAAAGTACAACCTCGTTGGACATTTGGTCAAGGACAAACAGAAGACACTAAAATTGATGATATCAAAAATCAAGCTGGTATAAGAATCAATCTTGATGAGAATATGAGTTTTAGTCCGTATGTAGAAGTTATCGCAGATAAAGATATGAAACAACAATCTGCAATGATTGGTACTGCATTATCCTTTACATTCTAACAATACCAATTTTCTCTTGGTTGTTCACCGTAATGGTGATTGCCATTATTTCAACTTTTGGTGTGGACATTGGAGAAAATGCATTTAATGAATATCTAATTATTCTAGGTATTGTTTGTACTTATATTTTCATAAAGAAAATTAGAAAAAGGGGTTGACAAACCCCTTTTTTTATTGTACAATAGTTATATTGATTACAAACAAAGAAGGTTATATTATGAAAATATTATTTGAAGCTGCAACATTAGGTTTATGTTGGTTTACTATTATTCTTGCCCTAAACGCATTTATGGGTTAACAGTTTGGTTCGCATGACACACCTCTCAACCTCATCATCACAGTCATGCGAATCACTTCCTAGTGATTCGGTAATTTGCCATTTGGTGATGTAATATATGATGAGGTAAGTCATTGTTTTTACTAGGAATTTTTAGAGGGGTTGACAAACCCCTCTTTTTTTGTTATAATAAGGTATATTCAATGAGAGAGGAAACAAATATGAAAACAGTAACAAAACAATTTACAAACATTAAAGACGGTATTGAAAACTTAATTAAGGCTGCAAACGCAGATTATTGTGATGGAAATACAAATGAAAGAATGTGTGAAGAATTCAAGAATGGTTGGACTATCAAAGAAGGTAAAAAATACATTGGTATTTACAAAACACTAGGTTCACAACAATGTATCTGGGGTGGTGTCGTAAAAAAAGATAGTGCTAATGGTCTTTTGAAAAAAGGTGATATTCTAAAAGCTGCTGGTTACGGTGCATACACAATGGTGGGTGCTGGTAAAAGAGGTAATGTCCTAGAAGGTAATTTTGGTGTTGTTTGGACTGGCGCTAACTATTTATAATAAATGAGAGGAAAATAATATGAGTGATACTTTTTACAGTAATGATGATATAATGCAAGAGATAGATGAACTGCATGGTAAAGTTGACAATATAAATGAACAACTTGGTTTAATGATGAAATTTATGGAAGGGTTACAAGCTCAACTAGGTAACGAAGTTGATTCCCTTGCAAAATTAACAAAATTAGAAAATGCTAATTTTAAAGAGTCTATCGACATTTTAAATAAATTAAAAGTAAAGGTAAATTAATATGAGTAAACTAGTAGCAATATTAATAGTAGTAATAATTCTAGGTGGAATTACATTGTGTAGCATGGGAGTATAAAGATGACAGACGAAGAATATATTAAAATGAAAATGAATGAGAATGTGCTACAGAAAGTAACACCAACACATACTAAAGATTGGTATATAAAATGGGCTGCAAGTATAATATTACTAGTAGGTATGTTACTTACTGCTAATCAGATATATCCACTAAACATATTTGTGCATTTAATAGGATTAGCAGGTTGGTTAATAGTAGCTATGATGTGGAATGATAGGTCACTTATCATTATAAATGCAGTAGGTATTGCAATCATGGCAAATGGATTGATTAAATATTTCGTAGGAGCATAACATGACCGAAGAAGAAATTTTAGATTTAGATAATATAGAATTAAGTGAATCTTCCAATGATTTCGAATGAAAGAGGTAATATAGTTGAGGTAAATGGCGGCAGTAAAAAACAAAAAGAATTTACAGCCAAAATTGCACATTGGTGTATAAGACAACTTATGCCACGAATGAAAACTTTAGATATCTGTATTGATTTAAAAAAAGAATTAGATGGCAAAGCAGATGGTTATTGTTGGGAAGGTGGAGATAACCGACAACATTTTATAGAAATAAAAAAGACATTAGAAGGTGATGATTTTATAACTTGCATCATGCACGAAATGGTTCATGTAAAACAACAGGCTCGTGGTGAGATGCAACCTATGTTAGCTGCAATGGAAGCAGAGGCATATGAAAAACAAGAAATATTATTAGAGAGGTGGAAAGATGATAAATGAAATATTGGTAGCAGGATTACTATTCCTAACACCAGCAGTAGAGAAAGATAAAGCAGACCCCTTTATATTATACGAAGCAACTTGTCTTGCAAAGAATATGTATTATGAAGCTCGTAATCAAGGAACTGCTGGTAGACTCGCAGTAAGTAATGTAGTATTAAATCGTATGAGAGATAAAAGGTTTCCTAATACCGTCTGTGAGGTCGTAGAACAAGGGCCTGTGCGTGAGAGTTGGAAGAAGAATGGTGTCATGTATCCTATTAGGCATAAGTGTCAGTTCAGTTGGTTCTGTGATGGTAAAAGTGATGAACCAAAAAATGTAAAAGAATATGAACAAATGTTAAATTTTTCCTTGACAATGTTATCAAATAGTTATATACTTATAGACATAACAGACGGTGCTTTGTTTTATCATGCAGACTATGTAAAACCTAGTTGGGCAAAGACAAAACATAGGACTACAGAAATTGGTGACCACATATTTTATACATGGGATAAATAATGAATATATTTTACTTACATAAAGACCCTATCAAAAATGCAGAGTATCATTGTGATAAACACATTGTAAAGATGGCTACAGAATACTGTCAGCTATTGTCTACTGCACACAGAGTGTTAGATGGTCAGATGTATCTAGGTAAGACTAAGAACAATCGTAATATCAAAAGATGGCGTCTACCAGATGAACGTGAGAATATACTAATGAAGGCGAGTCATGTCAATCACCCATCAAACATATGGGTGCGTGAGTCTAAAGAAAACTATATGGAACTATACTTTATCTATATGGCTACCCTTGCAGAATATACTTACCGATATGGTAAAATTCATGGTTCTAGTAAGGCATCTATGATACTTCAAAGACCACCAAAGAACCTTGTTTCCAGTAAAAATACCGAACTGACACAAGCAATGCCAGATTACTGTAAGATTAAGAATGACCCAATATCTGCATACAGAAACTACTATATAAAAGAAAAGAAAGATTTTGTAAGTTGGAAGAATAGGTCAATACCAGAGTGGTATCCTTTAGAGAACCACCTTATTAGGAGTAATAATGTCAGATGACAAAAGAGAATCTTATGATGCATATATGAGCCGAATGATGCGAGAACAATCTGAAAAATCAAACAACCATATCACGTCAGATACAGACGCTATCAAAGAAGATATGAAACGATTGACAGAAGCGTACTATGAAGCAATGAAAAGAATTAAAACTTTAAATGATGAAGTTAGACATTTAAAAACATACTTAACAACAACACATGAAATGAGAAAGTTGATAACACCTGAAACTTCTGAGGAAAAACTAAGACACTATATAAATGTGTCAGCAGATTTAAGAAAAGATATAGACAAAGAAGAATTAGATGCATCAACTATAGCATCATTTTATAAAAACTAGTGAGAATATTATGCCGACTTATGTATTGACCAACACCGAAACTAAAGAAACCTATGAAGAATTCTGTTCATGGGACAATCTACAAACAATGTTAAAAGATAATCCAAATATCAGACAAGAATTGACAACAGCAGCTCTTGTTGGCGACCATGTTGCGTCTGGTAATCCATCTGGTAAAGGTATGGACGGTGGTCTAAAAGAGGTGTTCGGTAAGATTGCACAAAACCATCCAAACAGCCCACTCGCAGATAGATTTGGTGACGGTAAGTCTGTAAGACAAAAGAAAGTTAAATCTGTCGTTAAGAAACATGGAATAATATAAATACACATGTGTAGAGGAAATATATTTTTAAACGAATATCCTTCTACACAGAGGGAAGAACTTACGTTTTTCCCTCACTTATTATTGAGGAATGATAATGTCTAAAAAACAAAAACTAGAAATAGGTTCATCAAATTTAATATCCGTAAAACCAATTACAGACAATCAAAAAATAGTATTTGAAACGTGGAAGAAAAAACAAAATCAATTTCTATTTGGTTGTGCTGGAACTGGTAAAACATTTGTATCCTTATATCTTGCATTACAAGATGTAATGAACCTACAGACGAAATACGACAAAGTTGTATTGGTGCGTTCACTTATACCCACAAGAGAGATAGGGTTTTTGCCAGGCGATGAAGAAGATAAGGCTGCACTATATCAAGTACCTTATGCAAACATGGTACAGTTTATGTTTCAACAACCTAATGAACAAGCATTCAATATGTTGTATGATAAACTAAAACAACAAGGTAGTCTATACTTCTTATCAACATCATTTCTAAGAGGACTGACATTCGACAATAGTATTATCATTGTAGATGAGTGTCAGAATTTAAACTTCCACGAGCTAGATACCATTATCACAAGGGTAGGTCAAGATTCAAAGATTGTATTCTGTGGTGATTTTGGCCAATCAGATTTATCGAAAACAAACGAAAAAAATGGTCTACATGACTTCCTAAGAATATTAGAAGAGATGGAAGAGTTTAATTGTGTAGAGTTTGATATCGGTGATATTGTTCGTTCTGGATTTGTTAGAAACTATTTAATTCAAAAAACAAAATTGGGATTGGGGATTGACTAATGAATATTAAACAATTAAGAGAACAATTAGAAATAGATGAAGGAGTAAAATATGTCATTTATCTTGACCATCTCGGGCTGCCTACTTTTGGTATCGGTCATTTGGTTACTAAGACTGACGCAGAAAGTGGACAAGCAGTTGGGACTGGTGTCAGTAAAGAAAGAGTCGCAGAATGTTTCGAAAATGACCTTGATGGAGTAATCAAGGATTGTAACAAACTATATCATAAGTTTGAAGACTTGCCTGAAGAGGTACAACAAATCATAGCCAACATGATGTTCAATATGGGTAGAACTAGATTGAGTAAATTTAAAGGTATGAAACGTGGCATAGATTCTTATAATTGGAATCAAGCTGCAGATGAGATGGTGGATAGCAGATGGTATCGCCAAGTAAATAACAGAGCACAACGATTGGTCGAAAGAATGAGAGCAGTCGGTACGAAAATTGGAGCTCGTGACTATTAAATAAGGTATATATAATGGAATTTAATCATGAAACAGTAGAGTTGCCTTCTATAACAGCAATAAACAAAGAAGGTGTTCGTGTATACGAAACACCAGAGGGTCAGTACTACCCTTCAATCACAACAGTATTATCAATCAGAAATAAAAAGAGTCTTTTTGAATGGCGTAAAAGGGTTGGTGAAGATGTTGCAAATCATATTGCAAGGACAGCTGCTAATCGTGGTACGAAAGTTCATCACATGGCTGAAGATTATTTAAATAACATGCATCTGAAATGGCCTACCAAATGGAAAGAACATGAAAAGAATTTCTTGCCGTGGTGTATGTTTCAGAAACTTTCTGGTAGACTAGAGAGTATAGATAACATCAGAAAACTAGAGGCTGGTCTATGGAGTGATAAGTATGGTCTTGCTGGTCGTGTTGATTGTGTTGCAGAATACGATAACGAATTATCCATCATAGATTTCAAAACATCAACGAGAGAAAAGAAAGATGAGTGGATTGAAAACTATTACATACAATGTGCAGCCTATGCTGAGATGTATGAGGAACGAACTGGTGAGGCAATCAATCAACTTGTAGTGTTAGTAGTTACAGAAGATGGTACTGTCCAAGAGTTTGTTAAAGAAAAGGCAGAATATATTCCGTTATTAAAGGAAGCAGTTGATAATTGGTACAAAGAAAAAAACTTATAGGAGAAAATTATGGTTATAGGAAGAAAAGTTCCAGCTGACGTTACATTTCATGTAAGAGTTAGAAACGAATATTTGGGTGGAGATAATCCATACCAATGGCAAAAAATGACAACAGACGATTACTTCAAAGATAAAAGAGTTT